TCAGTTCCCCAAAATTCATTACACTTTGATAAACCCTTGCTAATAATGGATTGTGCCATTTGATGGCTTTGTATACTATATGGATTACTACCAGGATCTCCTGTAGTCCCTGTTTTAATATAATTTTCTAACCACTTATGCATCCTTGTACCACGCCCTGCTGCTTCTGTAGTAATTTCTTGTGCTCTTTTTTCTCCAACACGCTTACGCCATTCATGTAATGCTTGTTTGCTTTCTTCGCTTTTTGTAGCACTTAGGATTGTTGTAACACTTGGTACAGGATTACCATCAGGTGTAACATACCTGCGTGAACCATTTAAGTTTTCACGCTTCAACTCTACATAAGGATATTTGTTTGGTAAATAAATCACTTAAACTCTAAAACTCTCACCGCAACCACAACGATCTTTTTCTAAAGGATTTTTAAATTCAAACCCTTCATTCAATCCTTTTTTAACAAAATCAATTGTAAGACCATCTATATATGGCAAAGATTTTTTATCAACAAAAACGCTGCATCCTTTGTCAGTATACTCAATATCAGTTTGTGTTGGATTATCAACAAATTCTAAAATATACGCAAGCCCTGAACAACCAGTTGTTTTAACACCGATTCGTATTCCAAGACCTTTGCCTCGCTTATGTATTTTTGTTTTAATATTTTCTGCTGCAACTTCTGTTACATTTATCATAGTTTATTGGCACGGTTTGCCATTTGTTTTACTGTTTTTTCATTTTTATCAGTTGGAGTACCAGAATCAACTGGCATATTTTCACTACGCCAAACAACTTTGTCATTTTGAATATTACTAATTACTTTTTTCATTGGAGGTTTTTTATATAACTTCAAAATATCACTAACATCCAATATTATATCATATTGCTCAAAATAATTCAATAGCTGGTCAATAGTCCATTCACTGACAATTTTCCCATTGTCCAAATCATGCGCTAAACGATCCACTGCAACAACAAGGTTACTATCTTGTGGATCGTCAAACTCTACCAATAACATTATCTTTTCGCTCTACCTACACCGCCCACAGGATTAGATTCTGGTTCTTCAACTGGTGGCATTTCAGAAGCCAAATCTGCTCCAGCTTCTAGGCCTGCATCCATACCTGCTTCTGCGCCAGCTTCAGCTCCCAATTCTGCACCAGTATCAAATGCTGCTGCAATATCTCCACCACCCACGCCTGTTAATTGATTTAATGCTGCTTTTAGCCCATCAAATCCTGCTTTTAAACTTTCGCTTAATGCATCAAGCTGCTGTGTAACTTGTGAATTAAATTCTTGTGCTTTGTTAGCATCCATTTCACTTTCAATACTGGATACCAATGCAGGTAGCTCTTTTACTTGCATTTCGCCAACATTTTCAAGCATTTTTTGAACACTATCAACCATATCCTGTGCTGCTAAAATAACCTGTGATTTTTCAACTTCTTCGTTTTCAAAAACAATTTTTGATTTTTGAGACATAAGTTTATTATAATGGTCACTTAATGCCTGTTCCATGAACAATAATTTTAAATAACTATTGCTGTTTTGGGCTTGATAAAAGTTTTTGCTAGTCTTTGCCTCTTTAATGTTGCTTCTTACTTTGGTAAGCATTTGTTGTGTTTGAGGTTTAGTTAACTTGTTTGGATTAAAGTCCATGTCAAAACTTTCCTTAAGTGCTTTAATGGCAACTTTTTTAGAGTCAAAATCATTTAGTTTCATAGTAATTTTCCAATCTGATCAAATATTTATCACAAAAAGACATTTATTGTGTTAAGGACTTAAGCTTTTTGTTTAGCCAATATCTACTAGTATTTATGTAAAAATCTATTTGTTCTTCTACTGCTTTTTTTTGTTTTTTATCTTCACTGTATTTTATAAAGTATAAAATTTTTTGATCCAAATCTTTGGCTTTGTTTAATAACTTTTTATGGTTTAATTCATGAAAACTTAAACTCTCAGCTTTCTGATCTAAATTTTTGACTGTTATTGCATCGTTATACTTTGATAAATTTTCATATATGCACCATGTAACAGCATTTTTTAGTGAGAAAAAAGTTTCTACTTGCGAGTTTGAAAATTGATATATCTTATAATAATTTTTTGTTTTTACAATCTTAAATTTATTGAATAATAAATAGGTATTTTCATCATTTTGAATCATAAACCAATCTTTTAACTGGCTTTTAAATTCTTTTATAATAAAGTTATCTATAATTTGTTGTTTTTTCATAAAAGTTCAAAATAGATGTTTTTAAGTTCAGGGCTAATATCCAAAAAGTTTGTTATCAAATTATGTTCATTTTCAACTTTCATCATAGGGATGTTGTTACAATCTCTATAAAGACTTCCAAAATTATCAATATCGTCATTAAAAACTGAATGGTGATGTACTTCAAAATCAAAGTACCAAACTTTTGACAGTTCAACATCAGATTCATAAATAAACCCAAACTTATATTCTTTTAAATTGACTAACTTATTAATAGGATCTTTTACCACTTCAGGTTGACTTCTCAAACTTATAACTTGTAATACTGTATCAAAATTAGCTTGACTATTTCTTTGTTTAACAAAATGCTCAACATTAATATTATCAGGTATTTTCCCACGCTGGCGAACACCAGTTTTAGTTATATTGAACAAAGTATAACAACGAATGATAGTAGACATAAAGTATTTAAGCAATAAAAAACCCGGGTATAAAAACCCGGGTCAGTACAAAATAATATAAAATTAGTTTGTAAATGTTGCTGTTGCTGCTGTTGTAACTGCGTAACCTAAAGCTGTTGTTAAAGCTGCGTCTAAGTTACCAGCGTTTGTGAAATCCCATGCTTCAACTGGATAGATACCAACTGCTAATGTATCTGTGTTTGCGCCAGCTTCTGTGAATTCATAAATCATCATTGTTGCAAGTTGCTCAATTGTTTGGAATGTAATCGCTAAATCTGATCCTGTTGGTGTTGCAATACCTGTAAATGTGATTGTTCCAAAAGAAAGCTTTGGACCCATTGGCTGAATTGTAGCAGCACTTGTGATTGTATTGACGCCAGTGTTTGTGTATCCTGGTTGGTCATAGTTCATTACTGGCTTAAAGTCACCATTGGTTCTTGTAAATTGTGCCATTTTAAATTTCCTTTATGTTAATTTAGAGCATAAGCTCATAATATTATTTATACAAAATGGAAAAAAAGTTGGGATTAGGTTCTACCTGCTAGATTTTGTGCAGAAAAGCCCATTCTATCAACAAATTTTAATCCGTTGCTTACAAAGCCTTCTTGTGTTCTAGTACCATCTTGTAAGTACCCTTGCACAGGAGCAGTTTCTGCGGCTGCATTTAATTGCGGAACTAAACTTTGCTTTAAGTTATATACATCAATCCAAATCTTAAAAATCTTAGTAATAGCATCACGATTATCATCTAAATAACCAGGGACGTGTATTTTCTTATTTGTGTTCGGATCTACAGTATCGTATCCAAGTAATTTACCACGCATACTATCAGTCATTTTTCTTTCACTAACAAACTTGTAAAAGTCACTTACTAAATTACTCAAGTTCCTTGATACTATTTTTTTGTTTATGTAAGCAGTAAAAAGATTTGTAAACGCATCAATAGCTTGAGGCGGTGTACTAAAAAACTTGTCTAATTCATCTCCATATTGTCTTTCGCTATTAAATGCTTGATTTAATAATTTGTTATCAAGTTTTAACTTTGGTGTGACTGGCATACTTGCTGGTAATACTCCAACTTTTGTATCATTGCTTATTCCCCCAGTAGTACCATTTAACATTTCACTATCGTCTGTGTTTTCTGCGTCAACTGGTATATATTGATGCACTACAATGCCTGCATCTTTACCATCAAAATATTTCTTCCCAATCGCACTTTTCGGATCTACTGTGTATCGTATACCATTTGGATTAGCTTGGAAATGATAAAGACCATCACTTTGTGGTCTTAACTTCTCTGAAAATAATAAATCACCCCAATAATATCCTTGTTTTTTAGGAGTCGCTCTGGCTAAATCATCCCATATTGTGTTTAAAATTTGATGTAGGCCTGAACGATCTACACCACGATTTCTGTCATACTCAACAAATTCTTTTGGACTATGTATATATCTAGCAGGACTATTAGTACCTTTGTTAAACATATGCTTATCCATGATACTGAATTTGCCATCAGGACCATATCCCCATATCAATGCTGGATAGCCGTCCCACTTAATAGAAATTGTTTCTGGATTTTTTACAGTGTCTATAACTGCTTGAATTGCTCGTTGTACACCTGAACTGCCCTGAAGAAATACTAAATCTTCAGGGTGATCCATATGACCACTTGCTTCAAACAAAGTCCTAGATTGATTGTCAATCTTATTAAGTAAATTACGAAAATAATCAGTCATTATATTTTATATTTGGCTACAAGTTTTTGTAAAAACTGTTTTGCAGTTGTAGGGTTAGCAGCAAATAGATTGTCAAAATATCTTTCAACAACTCTTGCATCAACATAATTATCGCTAGCGCCAAATCTTTTATTTACCCAATCTCTATTTGTTTCCCCACTTGGAGTAACACTTGCACTTGCAGTAGGCTGGTTTGTAGGTGCCTGACTAACAGGAGCTGAGGGCACTGCTTGAGATACTGTAGTATTACCATCACTTGTCATTGTAACAATAGGACTACTTACTGGTTGTTCTCCTGTGCTGTTTATATAATTATAATATGAGTTTGTTAATAAATTTGCTAACTTTGTAATTGCAGCTTTACCATTATCTCTTGAAAAACTATTTTGTATTTCTTTGACTAAAGGTCTTATTTGATTCATAAAAGTAGCATCAAACAATTTTAAATCAGGGTGTTTCTGCATTAATGTTTTAGCCCAAGGAACATACCAACGATTCATAATAAAATCTTCAACAGAAATATCTGCTTCATTCAATACCATTATATTTTCAAAGATTAAATTAAGTTTTTCATAATTTTTAGTTTTACCCTCACGCATTTGCAGACCTTTTACTGCTAATTTATTATTTGGGCCCGTAGAAATTGATTGATTTGGTTTATTTACTGATTGAGGATTGGCTGTTGCTTTGGCTGCTGCTTGATTTAATATTTTAGTAGTATTAACATCTGCAAGTTTGCGGGTTTTGGCATTTACCCAACCATTATTTGTTTTAATATATTGCTGACCTCCAAATGTAAATGGTTGTGAAGTTTGTTTTGTGGCACTTGTAGCAGGGGTTGTAGTTGATGTGGCAATAGTTGGGGAAGTTACAGGTGAAGCCTGAGTTGGTGTATTAGCAGGAGCAGGTATAGTTGTTTGAGGCGCAGCGGTTGATTGTGGAATAGTAGGTTCTTGTCTTGGTTTAGTAGGCATAGCTGTAGCACCGCCTGCACTTGCCCCTGTAAGACTTAATAAATTAAAATCTTGTGCTCTTTGTAAGGATGAGCTAATACTTTTTACAATATCATTAGTGAACTTGCGCTCAGTTTTTTCTGCTGAGGCAGGAAACTTTCTAAAAAATTTCTTTACACCACTTACTATATCACCAATAGCTTCATTGGTCTGTTGTTTGTTCAACTCTTGGATTTTCATCTTTTTTCCTCAGCGTCTTTGCAAATTTATTTTTATCACGGTTTTTTATAGCACTTAATAACCTACGCTCTAGCAATTCAGCCTTATCGTTTGGATAGCTTTTTTTGATTAACTCAAGTAAATTAATAGCACTTGTTATAATGTTTGTAGCACGGTTTTCAATTAAATGCTTTACATCACGATTGTTACCAATTTCTTCAAGTTCTTCTAACAAACTACGGGTTTTCTTTTGCATAAATGCGTTTTCCTATTTGTATTTATGCTATTATTACTTTTGGGCTTGCAAAGACTTAAGCATAGATTTTAATTTGCTACCTTGAACACTGGCAGTAACATTTGGGATAGGTTCATCATGACTAATTTCTGTGGTCTGAGGAGTAATATTAGTACGAATCTTACTTAAAATATCATTAGCACTTAGCATAGAAACATGAGAAGGAGCATCAGTAGTAGAATTATCAGTTATTCTTAATGTTTCAATATTAAAATCTAATTCAATTTTCTGCCCCACACCGCTACTACTTCTAGTTTTCATTAATTGAATTTGATACAAACCGCGCTCACGCATACTGCGACTTGTGAAAATACCAAACACATTATCAGCAGTATTAATCTTACTTATACCACCTGAAATGTGACTATGATCAAATTCAATTTCTTCAACTGCACTACGATTCAACTGACTTGCTGTTACAAATAATACATTCAATTCTTTTGCTAAGTTACGCAATTCTTCACTAACATACTTGTCCTTGACAAACAAATCACTGGGACTTACTTTAGCACTTACAGGCATCAATAAGTCTAAGTAATCAACACATAAGAAATCAATTTTCATTCCAGTTTGAATTTGCAATTCTTTTACATATGCTCGTATATCGTTTACTGTAGATTGTGCAGGCATATACTTTATTCTGAACTTACCTGACTTTCTAGCAGCCATTTTAACTTTCATTTCAACATTATCAACATCTTTAAATACATCTCTTGTTGGAGTATCAGTTATCATAGCATCAATTCTATATGCACATAGTCCTTCATTAAGTTCTAAAGTAATATATACACCATTTAATTGCATTAATAACCAATTTGCAGCAAGATTAGCCATGATAAGTGATTTACCTGAACCACTTCCCCCTGCGAAGATTTGTAATTCGCCCCTGTTAAAACCACCATATAGTTTCTGATCCAAACTAGCCCATCCTGTGCTAATTTGACCATTGTTTGATTTTAGTGCTAATAATCGTGATCTTGGGTCAGCAAAATAATCAGTACCCATGTCTTTTTGTAAACTTATTTGAATTGCATCTTTTAATACTTTTTCAATTAAATTATAATCACCCTTATCATGTAGTGATACTGCTTTAAATAATGCTCGTTCAATTTCTTGGCGTTTAGTAAAATTTTCAAATTCATCTAAAAAATAATTAGAATGACCATCATTAAACTCAGTTATAGGTTCTATATCTATACCTGTCTCAGCCTTAATCTGTATTGATTCAGGCATTATGTTATATTTCTTTGTATGGTAAACAATAAATGAGGCTGCAGGTCGTAAACTTTTGTCAAAGTTTTCTGCATTCATAATATTCATAACTCTAGTATATAATTCTGCGTTTGTAATCATCATACGCAAGAACATTAGTTGCTTTTCTGTAGTAAAATCTTTACTTAAACCTTTTTCTGACATGTAATCTCCTCATTTCAATATGTACTTTGCTATTTGATGCACTGCGAATAATACTAAGTAATGTAGGGAACTTTCCATACCTTACTACAGCATCATTAATATCTTTTACATCTGGATGCCAGTCTGGAATGCTCACTTGATAGCCCAATTCTAATGCTTGGTCACAAGTTTTTAGTCCTGTTAAATCCAGATCTGGCACAAAAATAATTCTTTTGTTTAACTGACTTAGTATTTGTGCCTGATCTTTGCTTATATTATTATGTGTTAATGCACAACCATCAATACTTAACGCATCAAATATTCCTTCACATAATATACAAAATTCGTATTCAGGTTTTTGAAAATCATAACCAAACACATACCCCTGCTGTTGTTCATTGATATATTTAGGTTTTCTATCATCTAAAAATCTACTTGTGCAACCTACTATTTTACCTTCATATGTGAATGGTATAATAATTCTATTACTATTTCTACCTTCTAACTTCGGGGTCACTAAGAAAGGATAACTATTTGATTTAAGTCTACGCTTTTCTAAATAATCAATATAAATTTTGTGATTGATGTTGTTATCATCAATTAGTTCAGCGTCAGGTAATACAAAATCATTAAACTTAATTTTCTTTTTTTCTTTTACCTTTTTACTATAATCAAATAAATCTTTTTGTTGTAAACTTTCAACATTCCAACGATTGATTTGATTATCATCAACACCACACCATTTCAACAATTGCCTTGTGTTTTTTGTAATACTCTTGCCAATAAAGAAACCAGCTTTAAATCCACAATTAAAACAATGAAATGACCAACCATTGTCAGCCAACTTGATACCACCTCGTTTTCTTGTGTCAGCACGATGCCCACGATGATTGCAGCATAATGCGTTGAAACTATGCCATCCACTTTGACTTAGACTTTTTTTGCCTGGAATAATATTGAGGATATCAATCATCTTGTGAGTTTAACACACAAGTTACTAAGAATCAACAATGTTGGATTATCTAGCCAATATATTTGTTACCACACCAGTATTACTTGTAAACACTGCTCTTACATACGGATGATAACCATTTATAGTCCACCCATGCGTGTCTGTGTTGTTACTATATTCTTCACTGGTAATAATTGGATACCATTCTGTTCCCTGTTGGTTACATGTTCCTTCAAAAGCAACATACCCATTATACTCTGTTAAACTAAGCTGTATGGTTAAAATTGGATTGTCGTTTGTGTTAATAATGCTACTATAATAAGTAGCATTATTAGGTAGAACATTATCCACGCTATTATTACTATCTAAATTAGGAAAAGGCTGTCCAGTTGGTATAGTAACATCTTCACTAGGTACAAAGCTTGGTAATACGCTATTAACAATGTTCATGTCACCACGAGCGCCTGCATTTTGATCAACAAATACAGGATAATCAAATTCACCAACAGGAATCTCAAGTGAATAATATCCCTTTTGTGGATCAATATCTTCAATTTCAGCAGCATTAAGTATTAGTGCAGCGATACCTGTAGCTGGTAATTGAAGCGTTAATGCTTTTTTAACTAAGACTGATGTACCTGCATTATTCATTACACGACAGATAATTGTTTTACCTGTAATATCGACAGGTTTTTGTTCCTGATTCAAAAATTGAAATTGAATCTGGTTATCTACACCTTTGTTTAATGTTAATGGTTTGGCATATACTGGCATATATTTTCTCGGACTTAAACCTGATAATAAGACAACAATCTGTCTTTGAGTATAAATGAAAACTGAAGTAGAATACACATTAAATGCTCCCTTATACTATTTATAATATAGAAATAATTAAATAGGTAAATTATGTGTAAATATTATTTGGATCCTATAAAATTAATGATTACAAATGATTTTTTAAAGAAATTAAGCGAAACACACCCTTTTATGAGTGTTTGTTCATATGCAAACCAAGAGTATGTTGGTATTATACAAAACCGTGATGACATTGTTACCACACTATATGATTATGGTTCTATAGTTGATAAAGAAATTAAACAGAAATTCTTAGAATTAGGAGATGTTTGGTGGTGGGAAAGTAATCGTTTAATACCAATAAACTTATTTCTCAAAGATGAATGGAATTTATTCAGACCATTTTTAAGAACATTTAATACAAAAAACCTATTAATTATACACGGACCAGTATGTAGCATGAATGAATTAAATAAAAGACGAATAAAAAGGCGCAGTATCACATTAGTTAAACGAATGCCCTAATTCGTTCAATAAATTCATATGCACCACTACTAAATTTGCATAGCTTATACTATGACTTTTCTTAAACTGATACCCGTCTGATTCTTTTTCCCATACAGTCTTTGCAATTTCTGCATATGTTTTACCTATTAAATATCTTTTGCTTGGACGAATAACAGCCAAAAACATCGCTAATCTAGGAATATTATTAATAGGTTCGGGCATCTTTTTCATTGTGTGATAATGATTTCCAATATGTATTAATTTTTCAAAAAAATTAATATCATTTAATTGCTCCCAATTAGGCTCATGCATCAACTCAATCAAATGATTTTCATTACGAACCTGATTGTATACATGTACATTAAGTATGTCTAATTTAGTATATCCTCTTGTTTCGGCAATTTCATAATCAATACTACACATATCATTAATTGGATCATATGGCACATTGGTAACATATATTCCAGTATTGTGTTTTTTTACTGTGTTATTTTTACGAATGCTAGCAGGAATGTGTTCAAGTATTTTTAATACTTTATCACGGTCACCCACATCAATATCAATGTCACTACTAAACATTCAATCCAGCCTTCTTAAAAATTTTATATGCTTGCTGAACTACAATTGCTTGTCTTTCAGCATCTTCAACTGCTTTATGACTAGTCTTATGACCACCATCTTTTAATTTGACACCTGCGATTTCGTATAATGTTCTTGTATCTCTAACTGACCAAAAGGGCCATGGAATAGGATTAGGATAATGAGTCAATGTTTGTCGCATACCAGTCTCACACGCAACTATATCAAAGCCAGCCCCGTTACTCCAAACGGCACGACGATTCCAGCAAAACTTATACAGTACCTCCATGCAATCTTTAAATGACATACGATCATTATCTCCCAATGCTTCTTCTAAAGCTTTAGGGCTCTGTTCACTCCACCAACGTAATGTGTCATCATTTATAACTCTATTATATATTTCAGTTTGATCCTCAATTGTAGGTTTTAAAGTAAGTTTTTCAACTACACCCATGCCCTTAGGATCAAATCTTACTACGCCAATTGTAAGTATTACACAATATGGACTAGTATCTAATGTCTCCAAATCAATCATCAAATCGTTTGCCATACTATTCTTGCCACATTTCCCACATTGTTATAAGATTACTTGACCAAATAGTAATTTGAACGTTCCTACTTCCACCACTGAAATCCCAACCATCACCACGATCACCAAAGTTTCTACGACACCATTGTATAACAGATTTAGGATCACCTTTAACTTTAAAAATTACTTTATTGTGATCTTTTGGGTTTTTCGGTACATACTCAACATATTCAATAATATGATTAAGTTCGTAGAAAGGATTATAAGGATTTATATTTGACATTTTTATAAAAATCTTAGATTGAACAATGTTAACTCTTTTTCAGTACCTAAGTAAATTCTTTTGGTATAATTGTCCAAATGCCAACACCAAGATTTATTATGATGTAATATCAAATGCGTAGCAGTAGGATCTCTATAATCATCTAGCCATTCATGTATTTCTTTACTTGGTCCAAATGTAGTCCAACACCATTCCCTAACTTGAAAAAAGTCATGTTTTCTTTGTAAACCATATGAAGTTGCATTAATTAAAAATTTAAAATCACCAAATCCAAGAAATCGTCTATCTACTTTGCTAACACTATACATGGTTATGCCCAACGTAGTTTAAACCAACTACAATCTTTTTCATATCTAAACTTAATAGAAAATGCATCAATAGTGCAATACCAACGGCAATGTCTATTTGGCATATCAATATTTTCTTCAATCCAATAAAGTATGTTTCTACAATGTAAGTCAAATTCTAAAAAATCATCCATGTTGTTATTAATATCAACTCTATGCCATTGTGGTTTATCATTATCATAACCTTTTCTAATGTCATAATAGCTGAATTCAATCATATCCATTTCAAAATAAAGAAACCCAAATCTCCCTCTTTTGCAAAATGAAAGTTTATTTCATAGTCAAAAGCGTGTTGAGTAGTATAGCTCCAATACCAATCACTATTTTCAGGGCCTATAATATCATCGCACCATTTAATAACTTCTTCAATAAGTAATGATTTTTCTTTAGGCAGTTTTATTTTATATGGATATGTTTGTAACATTTAAAACCCCATGCTGTAATTCATACCAACAGCATAGTTATTATTGTTATCCAATCCTAAATGATTTTTTCTATACTCTATATAAAACAATGATTTGTCATTTTTGTTAGTAAACTTGTGATACAACCCAAGTCTTTGTTCTTTAACACTAGAAGCAAGATTTACAGTAGAGTTTTGAACGATATTAAAATTACTATCTAATCCAATTGGTGCAATTAAGTTAGCAGTAGCACTGCTTACTGTAACTGGTTTATAAAGCATCATACCAAAACTATTTTTATTATTTGTATATTCAGTGCCTAATGTATATGTGTTACTGTAAATGTGTCTAACATTGGTGATGTTATCGCTATTACTATTGGTTACAGTATAACCAGTATAAAAACTACCAAACAATTTAATATTGTCAAATTCTTTCTGGTAATTTGCCCCTATGTAATTTGTATAGCTACTACGATTATTTCCTAATCCAACAAAACTACCTAAGCTGTTGCCCAACCAAGTTGTATTTTCATACATAAAACCATAATTAAAACTTAAGTTTTTGTAATGATATTTCATCTCAAACATGCCCGGGCTAAACTGTGGTTGAATACTATCGTGATATAATTGAAGTGACAGATTACCAATACGGGTTGTAATAACTTTATCTAGTGTATTGATTAAAACATACGGATTATGATTTTGATAGGTTAATAATGTTTGGTTATGTTTGTAATCATAGTTTTGTTTTCTTGCTACAAAATTATCTGATTTAATGTAAAAATCACGTTCAAAGCTATCAACTACCATTATACTTGTTACACCAATTTTTACTCCATTACTTGTGAAGATTAATGGTTTGATGTTTTCAATAATTGGCCCATCTAATCTACCAGTTGTTGGAATACCAACTATACCCACTGGGCGTGTTGCTCGTTCTAAGTCAAGCATTCCCTGTCCATGTATAAATCTATTATAAAAAGGTATATTTTTATCAGCAGTACTAAGCAATAATCTTACGATGTTGCTACCCTTCATTTGTGGCCATTGCTGATGAATTAATGCTACTGCACCACTTACTACAGGAGCAGACATACTAGTCCCCGTCATACTAGCATAACCATTTTTTGCAAGACTAGTTGGCACACTACTAATAATATTAGTGCCAGGAGCAACAATGTAATAATTCCACATTCTAAAATTGTCAAGGCAATGTGTACTATTCATTAGTCCTTTTACACTAAACTGACATAAATGCCCAGCATCATTACTAGTAGAGTTTATTGCATTAGCACTACTATCATAGTTACCAACAATAATCATTCTACCATCTAATAACAAGTTTTTATTATCATAAGAAAATGTAGCAAGCTGTGTAAGACCTGCACTAAATGGAGCACCATTATTACCTGCGGATACTACTAATACCATTTCACCTTTAAGTTGTGCTGCGATATCGGGTAAGTTGTTAATATATGGAATTGTATTAGTATTCGTAAAAGCAGTAGTATATGTACCTGGTATGTTTGCCCTAGCTTGTAAAACATAACTTTCGGGCATAAAACCAAGACTTAAGTTGGCAACATCAGCGCCAACTTTATTTGCCCAACTTAGTGCTTTCATTACTTCTGTCATGCCAACATTACCATCGTCAGTGACTTTAGCAATGGCTAGTTTTGCATCATAAGCAACACCCTGTATACCTATATTATTTTTTGCTGCGGCAGCAATACCTGCAACATGTGTACCATGCCCAATTTTATCTAGGTAATTTTTACCATTGCTGAAATTCTCAATAAAAAGAATTTTGTCTTTAAACTCTATATGGGTAGGATCTATCCCACTATCAATTACTGCAATTAAGCTGTTTTTACCAGTATAGCCACGAACATATGCGCTGTTAGCATTAATTTTATCTAAGACTCTACTACCCAAAAATTCAGGATTAGTGTTTAAAGTATTGATTTGGGCAGAGCAAATCAATGGAATAAGTGATAGACTTGCAATTAATTTTTTCATTAGAGTAAATTTAATAGTTTACGACAAGCTATTGTATCATAAGACTTATTTATTGTATAAGATATTGGGTAGCTATAACCACCGTAATGAGAAATGTATTGCATCCTCCTTATTTTTAAAAATAAAATCCATAAAGTCCTCATGAGTATGGGTAATAAATTTTTGCCCAGGCAGTCCAAATGTTTCCAATGCCCAAATGCAACATTCATTCCAATAACCAATTTTACTTTCGGGAGTCCAATATATTCTTATAGAAAAATTAAATTCTTTGTCGTACATTAATATCCTTTAGAAGATAAATTTTCTTTTATATTTTGAACTTCTGTTGGATTTCGTTTGAATTTAATTGCCCATTTTTCAGGATCAATATAGTCAATAATTATTTTTTGTTGTGATTCGTCAATATTGCTTAAAAATTTAAGTCCACTGTCAGTTTGATATAGGATCCATGGGCTAATCTTGCCAATAGTTACTGCATAACAAATCTTATTTTTGTTACCATATCTTAAGTAATCTTTTGGTAAAATATTTTCCTCACTGGCTAAATTAGTAAGTGTTTCAATACTGCGGGTAATAGCATCATTATTATCCTCACTACGCAAATATTCCATAAGATATTTTGTATAGTTTTTATCACTGTTCCAATTATCTATGCTTATTTTATTTTTTAACAACCAGTCGGTATATCTACTTACATTTATTGCGTTTATTTCATAACAATATGTGCCAAATTTTGCAAATGCTGTGTAATAGCTACTTTTAATATAGTCTAGGTAAGTATTTTTCTTTGTTGTTGCTGTATGTTTTTTGTAAAATTGTAACCAAGCTTGGAACCCAATTTGGTTGCCTCGTTTATCTTTCTCTTGCCAACGATGTTTGTACTCACAAATATGTTTTGCAATAGTGCTTTCACGCAAGAATTTTCTATTGCAAAAATCGCAACTATATTCTTTATTGGTTTCCGCTGTCTCTTTCATATTGCTCAATTTCTTCTTTACTTACAATTTTACTTAATACTTCAATATCGGATTGTTTTAAATCTGTAAACTTTTTTGCAAAGTATACCTTTGTATGTTGTTCTTCAACAAATTGTTTACTTAATAAGTTTATATCTTCCTGACTGGCTTTTGAATAAATTTTTTTATAATAATCGTTAATATCCTTTTGTTTTGCTAAGTCATTAAGCTTTGATACTTTATTACTAATTTGAGGGATCCATTGATGAAATTGTTTACCTAATCCTGGACTACTTGCACATAGCATAAGCCATTGCAATTTAGGATTTTTTTGTATGACTTCATTAAACAAATATTTGTTTGCATGGTATTCTGTACTTAACAGATAATAGCCTTGTACCTCAGAACTTGCCTTAACATTACTTACCCAATGTATGAGCATGAAAGGTACAAACTTTTTCTTTTGTTCTTCACTTAATCTATCATAGTACCCGTAATCTTTTTTATCTATAGCATTAAGTGCTACAAACAAATCAAAGTCAATATTTTCAAATTTTTCGTCACTATTGGTAGTTTTTTGTTTCATTAAAAAGCCTGATTATAATCAACAATCTCGCAATTACGACTGATTTCCTTTACAAAGTAAATACATTTTGGCTTAGGTCCGTCTTCTATTGGAACAGATAAAAATTGGCCATTTCTTAATCTTGGAGCATACCAAGTCACATCATTCCAAATATCAATAATTTCAATTGGTTGAAAAGTTGGGCTATAGCTAGATAATGGATTAAACTCAAATGCACTGAATCCACGATCATTTAAACTGCTCAATGGTAGTGTTTCTAAATCCCCATGATCTTTTTCACCAATTAATACCTGCCAATCTACAGGCATTTTTATTGTTTTATTTCCAACTTTTAATACTAACGCAGGACTATTGAATGATTCTAAAAAGATTAACGGGATAAAATAATAATCAACATTTTGTGGATTACTGTTATCTAGTATGGAAAATCTTAAATCATCAATTTCTTCTGGTAGTGTTTCTAGGTTGTAACTAACATTGTCTAAAAGTAATATTCTCATAATTTGTAGTCTAACATAATTTTAATTAAAAATCAATACGACAATTTCTCCATTGTAAAGGGATATGCCGCTTCATTATAAAAAGCTTTGCGTTGTGTTAAATGACGCTTTGCAAAACGGCAACTACTTGTTATGTCCCAAATCTGCACAAAATCTTTATCTTCTGCTTTACGAATACCTCGCCCAATGCTTTGAATTACTCTTACAAAACTTTTACCTGGTTCAATCAATACAAGATTAAAAATGCGAGGGATATTAATGCCAACAGCAGCAACACCATAAGTAGCAACAATAACTTTATTACTGCTCGTAGCAACCTCATCATACTCCTCTTTCCTTTCAGTTAGTTTTGTCTCTCCTGAAATAAAAACACTATCTTTGATCCTATCAACTATCTGTTTGCCAGGTAATACTCTATCAACCAATACCAATGTATTGCCACTTTTACTTATACTGGTTATTAAATTACTAATCGTATCTAATCGCTTCTCGTTTTCAAGCAAATATTTCAACTCACTTTGGTAATTTTTAAACTCAGCATCATCCTTTAATTGAACTATATTGACATGACACTTAGCAAGCACGCCCTTATCTTGCAATTCACTAGCGGCAAGTTTGTTAATAACAGGGCCTAAGCTTACAATAATTGACAGTCTATCATGGTCAGCTTTGGGTACTGTACCAGTTAATCCCCAACGAATTGGCACATTTGCCATTACTGATGTTAATAATTGTTTTAGTGCATCAGCCTTTGCCATATGTACTTCATCAACAATCACACAAATTACATCTTCAATAAAGTCCGCAATTGTTATTTCTGCTACACCATTCTTGGTGTTTTTAAGTAAGTTGTTTAAACTTTGCCAAGTACAAATCGTATGTGTCTTGCCAAACTCTTTACGATCACCAAAGTATACACCTACATCAAGACCCATATTAATATAATCAACTTCGGTCTGTGTTACTAAACTTTTATTTGGTACAATCACAATACTACGACCATATGGTTCTACTGATTTGCTTAATGCCGCAGTCATAATTGTTTTGCCTGCACCAGTTGCTACTTCTTGCAATGATTGTGGATTGTCTAAAAAGTTGTTAATAATTTCTACTTGATAATCACGCAGTGTGATTGGTTTGCCTTCTGCTACATGACCTTTTGGCCAAAGTTTATCAACAAAACTATCCTCGGACACTTTGTTGAAATTGAATGAATGAGAAGTTGTACGCAAGTCTTCCAATTCAATATCGTAATTACTAGCATCAAGTAGTGGTAAGATATCAGCAAGTAGATTGATATATGTTGCTCCACCAATAGAAAAATAACTTGCCTTACCGTTCCAACGACCAAGTTTCACACTAGGTAAGAATCGTGCACCTGGAACTTCAAATTCAAACTTTTTTACAAGCTTTTTACGCATGTCCAAATCAAGGTCATTGATTTTTACATTGACTTCGTCCTTTATAACGATTGTACATTTTTTCATAGTTTAACTGGGGTAGAATTTGTTATTGTTATACATTTTAAAATTTCCTCTGATACAACAAAGGGTAAATAATCTGATCCTTTAATATTAGCTTTTAACAACACTGAATGCTTTGTGGGTTTAGTAATATTTGCTGTACTAACTTGATATGAATCTATCGTAAAATGTTCAGTCAATTTTTCTAGGAACATTTTATTAAGACTAGTGAATCTCATATTGCAAATTATATTGCTAATATTTAATGCTTTAAAGTAAGTTATAAGTGTGCTTGTTTCACTTACGTCAAAGCTGCTATTTACTTGACCAGCAAATTTTTTAAACTTATTGTTTCCAGTAACACTTTCATCAATAGTAATTCCATATAAACTAAGTTTAAGTAATGTGTTTGGATCATCATTAAAATCAATATCTTTTGTTGCCTCAATAATATGTTTATTAGCACCAATGATATAATAACTATTGTTAATTTTTTTATAGGTAGGATCTGTTATTGTATCAATAAGCGAATTTCTTAAATCAATCAGTGATTGCGATTTAACGCAATAGTTAGTATTGTAAAACATAGGAACTATTTTATTAACCAATAACAGATTGTAAGCTGTAGCTTTTCCAACATACATCTTTTGTGCTTTAGACCAAACTAATATACCATGTGGCCTAGTGGTATATGTTTTTTCAATATGATTATGCCAAGTGTCAATAAATTTTTTATTGAATGGCAATCGTAATTTTAGTTCATTATTCTCTATAGACACAAACGCTTCAGTGTGTTCTTTATCACTATCAATTTGTTCTACAGTCCAATCTAAATTAATTATAGCTTCGGCGCTCACACCCAATCCTTTAAGTTGTTTTTTGTACTTCATAACAAGCTTTTCAAACAACTGATTTTGATTAGTTGTTATGTAGTTGTTTTTTGCCAATAGTAACAATAGGTTATTTAAGAACCTATAATCGTACTTGTTAAGTCGCAAACTATTTGTTATAACAGTTTGTAAAAATTCTTCACGGTTTTTAAACATCATAGTATTATACATGCCAGTTAATTACTTAGCAAGAAATAAGGCAAAAAAAGGGAGCATAAGCTCCCTAAAAAGTTGCTGATAGTTTAGCGTTTCATTACTGTAGATTCAGCAAGAATACGCCAGTTGTTAGGAGAAACTTTAACTAAATCAGCAATCTTAAGTGCCATACGCAATGACAACTCACGCAGTTTGTTTTTATTAGCCAGCATAAAATCAAGAATCAAATCACCTTGCATTTGTTCAAAGTTATAGTCTTTGAACAAACCACCATCGGTGTCACGGTGTACTTGTTTGATACGCAAAATCTTGTCACGCTCACTATCAATAGTGAGGTCAAGAAAGTGACAACGACTTTGTAATGCTTCCAAATGATCCTGCAATTTTTTGGACTTAAGATTCTCAAACTTCAAGTTGGTGATAAAAATTGCTGAACCCTTAAACTCAAACTGATCGGGCACACCCTCACGGCGTAACATAGCACTGTCACTATTCCAGCAAATACGCCTACGCTTACCTGAATCAAGTGCGGCTTTAAGAATGTTCAGTGCTAGATCGTCCTGAAAAACTGAATCACAGTCATCAAAGACCAAGACGTTTTTAGGATCACTGTATTTGAATAGTGTGCAATACAGCCCTATTGGGGTCATTGCACCTTTCACAATTTCAAATCTTACCTTTTTACCTGCAAGCTTGTCAAAAAGTGCTGCCTTTTCAAGTTGGGTTTCTACCCCGAAACTTTTGCCTACGCCAGGAGGTCCACTTACGATCATTGCACGGATATCACCTGAAATACAAGCTTTACTCATCTCGTCCAAAATCGCAAACCTGGTAGCAATACGATTCATTGCCTCTTCATCGGACTCGGTGACAACGGGCTTGCGAAATTCTACAGTATTTGACTGCATAAGTTCTCCATCAATAAATTCAAAATCACTAATATTATCTACTTTTACTTTTACATTGTCAATGCTAATGGCAAACTGTCCATTGTTTTTTACAGTGACATAATTTCCTTTTACACCCTTTGTGAAACCTTTTACTAGAGTAAATTCTGTGTTTATAACTGGAAGATTACGATATGTGCCATTTAATATGCGAATCGTTGACATTACTGTTCCCTGTTAATCAGTTTCAATACTGTGTATTTTACACCCTTGCTGATTTATTGTCAAGCCAAAACTTGTCAGAAAGAACATAATTTTGGGTATCTTTTGGTAAAAAAGATAGCAAGTCGTTGACTTTTACATTACAAAGTAGTGAAAAAATCGCATCAGTTTGACCCTCAGCAATATCTTGCTCAATCTGTTCCAAAACTACAGAAATAAGTTGGTCTTTCATAGCTTCCTCACACATTGAAAACAACAGTATAACAAGGTTTGGAATTACTGTCAATCCATCAATTTAGCGACAATAATCAGTTTTTCAAGATGGTCAATACTGTTTCTAAGCTTGTTTGAGGGTTCTTCTAATTGGTAACGTTTTGTGTGGTGCCTGCAACTAGTTTCTAGTTTGCTCAAATCAGTGACCATACACTCAATGTTTTTAAGCATTTTGTGTAGGTCTGGGTTATATCGTATAGTTTTAAGGTCACTGCGAAGTTTATCGCAGTGCCTTCTTGCAATTAACGCTGTAAAATCTTCCATACCCTAAGTATATCACACTTTGGGTATTTATAACAAGTTACATGGCTATTTTATTAATTGCCCCTATTACGCTTGCAATTTTACCAACTGCTTGTAGTTGTTGTACTGTCATGCCTTCTTTTTTTAGTAAGTCATAATGTGACTTAACACAAAAATGACACTTACCAACAACACTAGCCGCCAATGCGTACATTTCAAACTTAGCCTTGCTTACGCCACCATGTGTAGCATATATGTTCATACGCAATCCTGGGGGCATTCCTTTTAATGATGCATCATCTGCCATTTCAACAAATGGGTAATAAATGTTATTCATACCCATTAATGCCGCTGCTGCTTTTGCTGCCGTGGCTTCTGTTGTTCCTTTTAATAGACCTTGCAATTCAATATCAAGTGCCAAATCTCCGTTAGAACTTGCAATGGCTGCAGCCAATGCACAAGCATGTGCATCAACTTCATCTAAACCACTGCGATTAATTACTGCATCTAAGTTCAAACGAATATCTTTAGCGTGATCAGGAATTGCATTCTTTAATGTGTCTACCCAACTCATAGGGTATCACCGCCAATTGGACGACTACATGGACACAATTCACCAGTTTGTAATGCGTCAAGAATACGCAAAGTTTCATCTGGGTTACGACCAACATCTAAGTTATTAACTGTAACATGTTGAATAACATTGTTTGGATCAATGATAAATGTTGCTCTTAGTGCTGCACCTGCTGGTTTATAGAAAATACCAAGTTGTTGTGCTAGACCTTCTGGTAGTCTGCGTTCCCACTTATCTACTTCTAAATTATAATTTTCATCTGCTTCACGTGCTGTATCCGCAAACATCCAACTATTAGTTTTCTTTAAATCTTCATGTGCGTTACGCCATGCTAATTTACAGAATTCATTGTCTGTACTACCAATCAATAATACTGCATCACGGTCAGCAAAGTCTTTATTAAGCTTATCATATGCTACAATTTCTGTAGGGCATACAAAAGTAAAGTCTTTGGGGTAGTATACGACAACTTTCCACTTACCTTCAAATGATTTTTCTGTGATTGTTTCAAATGCGTTGTCTGGGGTTAGTGCGCCTGGCTTTACGCCTGTCATTGCGAAAGGCTTGATTTTATCGCCTACTGTTTTCATACTTTTCTCCTTGTGTGTGTAATTGTACAATATTTATCTTAGACAAACAACTAAATTGGTTGCCATTTATTTAGTGGACATTTAGCTTTTGCTAGTTTTGATTTTGCTGGCATATAACAACCACATTTTTTACAAATATCAAGTGTTTTGTTATATTCTTCGCAACTATTACAAATAGCAATTCTTTCATCGCCTACTTCTGATGATACAAAGCGAAGTGCTACCTGATTTTTAAGTTTGTCCACTAGATTAGTCATAGTTTATTTAATCACCCATTCATGCCTCTAATAAATTATTTTTAAATATTTTCCAAGCTTCATCCCAGCTGTACTTTGTACTATGTTTTTCAACCTCATAACGGTCTAAGGTTAAACATTCAGTTATTGCTTGTTTTAAATTGTTTCTTAAGAAACCTGTTACGCCTTGATCAACAACATCTAATGGTCCCTGACAGGGATAAGCAGCAACAGGAGTTCCACATGCCATTGCTTCAATCATAACAATACCAAATGTTTCCCAACGACTAGGAAAAACAAAAACATCAGCATTTGCATAATATGTAGCAAGTTCAACTCCTGTTTTAAACCCAACAAATTCAACATCAGGGTATTTACTTTCAAGTTCTTTACGATAAGGACCATCTCCAACCATAATTTTATGTGCGTGAAAATAGTCAATATCACAAAAATCATCTAAATTCTTTTCTTTACTTATTCTACTGACACAAACAAGATTTAATTTTTCTGCTGTTTTCGTTCTTAATTTTGAAGTAAATATAGTTCTATCTACTCCCCTAGTCCATGGGACAAGATTTTTTAATCCTTTTTGTTGTAATTGTTCCACCATAGATTGTGTTGTTGTTAGTACCTTACCTGTATGTTTGTGAAACCATTTTATGTAACGCCAAGTAATTGATTCAGGAAGCCCAACCAAGGTATATAGTCCTTCAGGGAATTTAGTATGATAAGCAGTATTGTAACGATAATTATGTTTTGTAAGATATGCTCTAGCCCACAGACCAACAGGACCCTCTGTGGCGATATGGATATGATCCGGACATATCTCCTCAATCTTTTCGCCCATCTTCCTCGGAAAGGCAATCTTGACTTCGTTATAGACAGGGCAATCAAAGTGGCGGAACTCATCGGGAGTAATATAAATAAACCTATAACCATCCAAAATCGCACACGCTTCAATATTTTTGTAAGTAGTAACAACACCATTAATTTGATCCTGTAAATTATCTGTTATAATTAATATTTTTCTCACATTTACCCTCTACCTTAAACCATGGGAATTTCACCCAGTAATTCATATTTTGTAAAGCTAAACTACAGCTTTGCTCATCTCTAAATTGTAATTGTATTCTACCAGGAATATCATTTGGATCATATATGTTAACCACTATAAGAAACAGTGTCCACATCTTTAATTTCCTTAGTCCAATATATTATTTCCCAACGACCATCTAAATGCTCTACTAAAGCTGAACAACTTTCTACCCAGTCTCCATCGTTCATATACATTATTTCTTTAATTTTTTTAATTTCTGCATGGTGGATATGACCACATATAATTCCATCATACCCACGCTTAATACAATAATCAGCCAGATTATTTTCAAATCTAAACATAAAATCCATTGCCCGTTTGACTCGGTGCTTAAGATACTTACTAAGACTCCAATAGCCGAACCCAAAGCGATGGCGAATACGATTAAATTGGGTATTAATTGATAAAAGCATATCATAAGCTTTATCCCCTAAAAAACTTACCCATGGAGCCAATCTTGTTATTCCATCAAACAAATCTCCGTGTACAACTAGGTATTTTTTACCATCTATGCCATTGTGTGTGCATTGATTTGATATTTTTATTTTTCCAAAACTTACATTATATGGTAATAAAGGTCTTATAAATTCATCATGGTTTCCTAAAATATACATTACTTCTGTTCCTTTTTTAGAAAGACCGAGTATTCTTCTTATGACATTGGTATGGGTCTGTTTCCAGACCCATTTGTTTTGCTGTATCTTCCAGCCATCTATTATATCACCTATAAGATATAACTTCGTTGAAGAATTGTATTTTAGAAAATTATATAATAATTCTGCTTTACAGCCCTTCGTGCCCAAGTGTACATCTGATATAAAGATAGCGTTATAAACCATTTCATTTCGGAACCTATTTAATCACTCAATTACTTCATGCTCTGTAGGAAAATCTTCCTCTTTAACATCATCACTAACCTGCTTAATAACTATATCAACCTTTTCGTACTGCGCTAATGTTTCTAGCAAATTTTTAACTGTATCTAAAACCTGTGTTTGATCTAATGAATCATCATCTTCCAACTCTAATTTTACATCAAGATCCCAGGCACGCATTTCAAGTTTCATTTTGTTACTCCTTTATGTGGTTTGTGGAGAACTTGTGATTCTCCACAACTATTTACAAAATAAAACTTGAAAAATAGTTACAAATTGATTACATCAATGTTTGATTTGATTCCATACTTTGTTACGAATATCGTTCTGTAGTTTTTCTGGCAAATGAACATAGTCAAGTTCGGCACTCATCTTGGCACCATTCTTAAATGCCCAGTCAAAGAATTTAATGACTTCTTGGCTGGCCTTTTTATCAGCAGGATCTTTATACATGATAATGAAACTTGCAGTGCTAATTGGCCAAATATCTTT